ATGTCGGCACCAGGCTCGAACGAACCGCCGCGCGCCCCGGCACCCCGCGACGCCATAGCGCTTGCGTTCGACGAGATCGGCGGCGTGGCGGCGCTCGCATCATGGGTGGAGGCGAGCGACGACAATCGCAAGATCTTCTACGCGACCATCTATCCCAAGATCCTGTCCCTGGACTTCGGGGGCGAGCCGGCGGCGGCGGCGATCGACGAAGTGAGATGGACGATTGTCCGCCCTTGATCTCGGGGCGGCCCCCGTCTTCGAGCCACTGTTGACACCGTCGCGCTACAAGGGCGCCTGGGGCGGGCGCGGCTCCGGCAAATCACATTTCTTCGCAGAGAGGCTGATCGCCGACTGCGTGGCCGAGCGCGCCCTGCTTTCGGTCTGCATCCGCGAGGTGCAGAAATCGCTCAAGGACAGCGCCAAAAGGCTGATCGAAGCGAAACTCGCTCGGTTCCGCCTGGGCGAGGCGAACGGGTTCAAGGTCTATCGCGAGCTGATCCGCACGCCCGGCGACGGCATCATCACCTTCCAGGGCATGCAGGATCATACAGCCGAGAGCATCAAATCGCTGGAGGGCTTCGGCCGCGCTCTGGTCGAGGAAGCGCAGAGCCTGTCGGCGCGAAGCCTCGCTCTGCTGCGGCCGACCATCCGTGCGCCCGGCTCCGAGCTCTGGTTCGCGTGGAACCCGCGGCACCGGATCGACCCGGTCGACGCGATGCTGCGTGGACCCGAGCTGCCGACCGGCGCCGTGGTGGTGCGCGCCAACTGGTCGGACAATGTCTGGTTCACCGCCGAGCTCGAGCAGGAACGGCAGGATTGCCTGAGGATGAGCCCCGACCAGTACGACCATATCTGGGAAGGCGGTTATGCGAGGGTGACCGAGGGCGCTTATTATGCCCGGCAGCTCAGCGAAGCGCGCGCCGCCGGGCGGATCGGCCGGGTCGCGGCGGATCCGCTGATGACCTTGCGCGCGGTGTTCGACATCGGCGGGACCGGCGCCAAAGCGGACGCGGTCGCGATCTGGATCGTCCAATATGTCGGCCGCGAATTGAGGTGGCTCGATTATTACGAGGCGCAGGGCCAGCCGCTCGCCACCCACGTCGCCTGGCTGCGCGCCAATCGCTATGGCAATGCGCTCTGCGTGCTGCCGCACGACGGGGCGGCCGGCGACCGGGTGCACGACGTCAGCTACGAGAGCGCGCTACGGCAGGCCGGCTTCCCGGTGATGGTCGTCCGCAATCAGGGCAAGGGCGCGGCGACCCTGCGGATCGAGGCGGCGCGGCGGCTGTTCCCCAACATGTGGTTCGACGAGAGCAAATGCGCCGCCGGCCTCGATGCGCTCGGCGCCTATCACGAACGCAAGGACGAGACGCGGGGCATCGGGCTCGGGCCGGCCCACGACTGGGCCTCGCACGGGGCCGACGCCTTCGGACTCGGGGCGGTGGCCTATGAGGCACCGCGAGAGAAACGCAGGATCAGGGATCGGCCGGTGATCGAGGGAGGATGGATGGGATGAGCCGCAAACCGCAAGCCGCCGCCAACGATGCCGGCGGCGAGGAGAGCCTGATCGCGCGCGCGCGCAAGGATTATGAGCGCTGCCGCGACGCCTGGCACCAGAACCAGCAAAGCGCGCGCGAGGATCTGCGCTTCGCAAGGCTCGGCGAGCAATGGCCGGCCGAGATGGAGCAGCAGCGCAAGCGCGAGAACCGGCCCTGCCTCACCTTCAACAAGATGCCGGCCTTCATCCGCCAGGTCGTCAACGACGCGCGGCAGAACAAGCCGAGCATCAAGGTCCATCCGCAGGACAGCGGCGCCGACAAGAGGGTCGCAGAGATTTTCGACGGGCTGATCCGCAACATCGAGACCGCGTCCGACGCCGACGTCGCCACCGATACCGCGATCGAGCATGCGGTGGGGCAGGGGTTCGGCTTCTGGCGCTACAATCTCGCTTATACGTGCGACGATGCGTTCGAGAAGGACATCGTCGTCGAGCGGGTGGCGAACCCGTTCACCGTCTATGGCGATCCGCGCTCGACCGCGGCGGATTCCTCCGACTGGGAGGTGGCGTTCATCGTCACCACCTTGTCGAAGGACGAATTTGAGCGCGAATATCCAGGCGCCGAGAAGACCGACTGGGATCATGATTTCAGGGACTGCCCGGAATGGCTGGACGGCGACGACGTCACCGTCGCCGAATATTGGACGCGGGAGAAGGCGAGGGGGGCGATCGTCGCGCTTTCCGACGGCACGATCGAGCGGGTCGAGGCGGTCGAGCGGCGGGCCGCGGAGCTGCTCGCCGCCGGCATCCACATCGTCGGCAGCCCACGCGAGATCGAAACCTGGAAGGTCAGGCAGCACATCATGTCCGGCGCCGAGGTGCTGAAGAGCGTCGACTGGGCGGGCCGATATATCCCGATCGTGCCGGTCTATGGCGACGAGGTGATCGACGAGGCTGGCAAGCGCTGGTTCCGCTCGCTGATCCGCGACGCCAAATCGGCGCAGCAGATGTTCAACTACTGGCGGACGACGACGACCGAGCTGATCGCGCTTGCGCCCAAGGCGCCGTGGATCGGCGAGGAAGGCGCGTTCGACGCCGACGCCAATTGGGACAGCGCGAACAGCACCAGCCATGCCAAGCTCGAATATGCGAAGGGCGCGCCGCCGCCGCAGCGCCAGCCTTTCTCGGGCGTGCCGGCGGGGGCGCTGCAGGAGGCGCTGAACGCCAGTGACGACATGAAGTCGATCATCGGCATTTACGATGCGTCGCTTGGGGCGCGGAGCAACGAGACTTCGGGCCGCGCGATCCTCGCGCGGCAGCGCGAAGGCGACGTTTCCACCTTCCACTTCATCGACAATCTCAGCCGCGCGATCCGCCACGGCGGCCGCATCCTGCTCGATCTCATCCCGCGTGTGTACAGCAGCGAGCGGATGGTCAGGATATTGGGCGAGGACCTGGCGCCGGCGGCGGTGAAGATCGCGCCGACCGGGCAGCCGGTCACCGAGCAGGCGGACGAGGCCGGGCGGATCGTCGACCGGGTCTATGATCTCACCGCCGGGAAATACGACCTCACCGTTTCCTCCGGCCCCACGTTCACGACCCGGCGCGAGGAGGCGGCATTGCAGATGGAGAGCTTCATCCAGAAGGTGCCGCAGGCGGCGCCGCTGATCGGCGATCTCTACGCGGAGGCGCTCGATTGGCCGCTGGCCGGGAAGATCGGCGAGCGGCTGAAGCTGCTGCTGCCGCCGCAGCTCCAGGAGGGCGCCGGCCAGCCCCAGGATCAGCCGGCGCTGCCGCCGCAGGTGCAGCAGCAGATCCAGCAGGGGATGCAGGTGATCCAGCAGCAGGGGCAGCAGCTCCAGCAGGCGCAGCAGCGCATCCAGGCGCTGGAGCAGGGCGCGGCGATCAAGGCGCGCGAGCTCGATCTCGAGGAGCAGGCGCTGCGGATCAAGGGCTTCGAAGCCGAGACCGCGCGGATCGCGGCCGGGCAGCCGGGCTTCGTGAAGCTGCCGGCCACGGGGCCGGCGGGGCCGGCCTGAGCATGGCCGGGCAGCGGCTGGAACCAAGCGCCTTGGCTACCACCGATTTGACTTCCGGCCCGCGTCCCAGCACCTGTTGCGCGGGGGAGAGCGCATGACCAAGCATCGGCTGGAACTGTTCAGCGACGGCGTCTTCGCGATCGTCCTGACGCTGCTGGTGCTCGATTTGAGAGTGCCCTCGGCGTCGGGCCTGGCGGGCCTCGTCCAGATCGTGCCGGGATTGCTCGTTCACGCGGCGACCTTCTTCATCGTCGGCGTGCTGTGGATGACCCACCATGGCGCGCTGGCCCGGGTCGACAGGATCAATTCGCGCGCGCTGCTGCTCAATCTTGCGGCGCTGTTCTGGGCGACATTGCTGCCCTTCGCCGCCAAGAATGCGGCCGAGCGCCCGCTGGAGCCGCTGGGGGCAAGCATCATGGCGGCGAGCTGCGGCGCCTATCTGCTGTTTTTCATGGCGATGCGGATGTCCCTGCACTCCGCGATCGACGACAATGTGCAGATGCGCGCGTGGCGCCGGGGCCGCGTGCTGATCGCCGCCGGGCTGGTCCTGGCCGATTTCGCCTGCGCGTTGCTGTCCTGGCTGACCCCGTGGACGGGCTATGCCGCAGCGCTGACCACGGTGCTGGTGCTGCTGCTCCTGCCCAGCCCGCCGGAGATGGAAGAAAGGTTCGGATTGCCGGAACCGGCCGCAGCCCCGGCCGCGCCGCCGCGGCGGCGAGGGCGCGCAAGCCCAAAGCCCGCCGCCGCAAAGGCGACGAGCGGGCGCTGAGGCGGAGCGCTTCGCGAAGGCGCCGCCGGCGGGCCGAGCAGGTCAGGCCACCGGCGGCGGTTCAGCAGGCGCGGCTACCAGCGGCGATAGTAATTGTCGCGGTCATAGCGGTCGTAGCGCCGGTGGTGGCGGCGCCGGGAATCGCGATAGCCGCTGTCGTAATAGAGGCTGTAGCCCGGCGCATAAGCCGGATAATCGTAGGCGGACGGATAGGCGTAACCATAATCGTAGGGCGAATAGCCATAGCCGCTATAAGGCCCATAGCCGTAACCGTAGCCGCCGCCGATCGAGACGCTGACGCTGGTGTGGCCGCGATGATGATAACGCTGTGCGGCGGCCGGGGACGCGGCGAGCATCATCGCACCGACGGCGCCGGCGGCGAGGAGCAATTTCTTCATGACGAACCTCCGATCGGGCCGAACAAGCACGCGGCCCATTAACCGTTCAACGTACCGCATCGCCCGGGGGTTGCGGAGATCGGACGAGGCGAAGGCTGAGCGCGGCAGGGCCATCGATCCGGCCGCCGCCGCCGGATGAATGGCGCGGCGCGCGGATTGGCAAAAGCCGTGGCCGGGATATGCTCGGCGCGTAAGTGAGGAGAAGGCATGGCGTTCGCGATCAAGGCGCGGATCGAGGAGCCGCTGGCGCGAAGCTTCGGCTTCGCGGCGCAGAAGACGATGTATGGCGGTCGGCGGATCGCGGCGGGCGACGAGATCTTCCTGTTCGCAAGCGAGCAGGCGGGCGGGCAGGGGCTGGTGGCGCGCGGCGTGGTCATCTCGGCCGAGGCGGTGGCGAGGATCGAGGGCGTCGCCCGGCAGACGCCGCGGGTGAGCATCGAAGTGCGCCGCATGGCGCTGGCGAAGCGGCCGCTCGGGCGGCGCGAGCTGAAGGCGTTCGGCGACTGGGACGACGGGCGGCCGGAAAGCGAGCTCAACTTCAAATTTTGGCGCCAGGCCACCGACAAGATCGTCGGGATTTCCGACGCGGCGGCGGCGTTTCTCGGCACGTTCTTTTAGCCCGCCTGACTTGAATCACGCCGGTGCCGCGACCGCGCTATCCGGCGGCGGCGCCACTGCCCCCGGCGAGCACGGCATCCACGTCGGCGGACGAATTGGGGCATGAAGGCCGCTCTTGGCGCCGCTCCTCGCGCACCGCGCCGTTCGCGGTATCGCGCCACGGCCCAAGCAGCGTGCCGGTCCGATAGCGGAATGAAGGCAATGGTGAGCTGGGGCATTGGAAAGCGGGCTCCGCAGTCGCTGGAGACCGCAAATATATGAAACCGGGGAAGATTTCGCTCCGTATTAATACGGCGGCACGCCCGCTCCAGTCCAGCCGGCCGATGGGCCAAGATTCGAACGGCACTTTCAGAACCCCGCCGCCAGCCGGCCTTGTCGGAGCGGCTCAACCGCGTCGCGAGACGCCACATTCCCGAAGAGAAGGAGCTTTATGGACACCGAGACGACCAATCCGGCCGAGGGCGAGGACAATGCAGAGGCAATCCTTCCCGAGGCGCAGGAAGTCGAGCCGCAGGCCCTCGACAACGAATCCGGCTCCGAGGAGCCGGAGGAGAGCGAGGAGATCGAGCATGACGGCCGCAAATATCTGGTTCCGAAGACGCTGCGGCCGCTGCTGCTGATGCAGGCGGATTATACCAGGAAGACGCAGGAGGTCGCCGAGCAGCGCAGGGCCGTGACGGCCGAGCGCCAGGCTCTGCACCAGACCTCGCAGGCGGAGCTGGACGCCTATGCCCGCGCCACCACGCTCGGGCAGCAGCTCGCCCAATATCAGCAGGTCGATTGGCGGGCGTGGCACGACAGCGATCCGTTCGCGGCTTCGGCCGCGACCAGCGAATATAATATGCTCCGGGACCAGCATCAGCAGGCAATCGGGCAGCTTTCGCAGCTCCACGGGCAGCGGACCTTCCACGCGCAGCAGGACAGTGCCAGGCGCATGGAAGCAGGCCGCGCCGCGCTGGCGAAAGAGATTCCCGGATGGTCCGAAGACCTCAAGGCCAGGCTGATCGGCTTTGCCGCGGGCTACGGCTTCAGTCGCGACGAGCTCGACGACCTCGAAGCCGATCCCCGCGTCGCCAGGGTCCTTCACGCAGCCTTCAGCGGATCGAAATCCGCCGAAACGGCAAGGAAGGTGCAGAACACGCTCGCGGCCCAGCAGGTCCAGCCGGCGGCATCGGTGAAGGCGCGCGGCGCCCCGCCGGCCGGGCTGGACGATCGGCTGAGCGCCGACGAGTGGATGCGCCGACGCAACGCCCAGACCCGCAAATCGCGGGCCTGAGCATCACCCAACCAACGGATCCGCGCCGCGAGGCGCCGACCCTCCCTCAGATGGAATTTTCAACATGGCAAATACTCTCCTGACTCCGACCGCTGTGACCCGCGAGGCATTGCGGATTCTCCACCAGAAGCTGACCTTCATCGGCTCGATCAACCGCCAATATGACGACAGCTTCGCCAGGGAAGGCGCGAAGATCGGCGACACGCTGAAGATCCGGCTTCCCAACCAGTACACCGTCACCAGCGGCGCCACCCTGGTCACCCAGGACACGTCCGAGACCTCCGTCTCGCTCCAGGTCGCCACCCAGAAACATGTCGGGATGAACTTCACCTCGGCCGAGCTGACCTTGTCGATGGACGATTTCTCGAAGCGGATCATCGAGCCGGCGATGGCTGTGCTTGCGGCGAACGTCGAGGCCGACGCGCTCGGCACGATGCGCAAGGACGTCTACCAGCAGGCCAACAACACGGCGGCGGCGATCACCTTCGCCAACGTGCTGGCCGGCCGGCGCAAGCTCAACGACGCGCTCGCGCCGCCGGGCGACCGCACCGCCTTGCTCTCGTCGAACGACAGCGCCAATCTGGTCGACGCGCTGAAGGGCCTGTTCCAGGACGACGGGCAGATCGCGAAGCAGTATCGCGAGGGCTATATGGGCCGGACGGCGGGCTTCGACTTCGCCGAATCCACCCATTTGTCGACCCAGACGAGGGGCGCCGGCGACGCCGCTTATGTGGTCAACACCTCGTCCGGGGTCACGTCGGGCTCCGCCACCATCGCGGTCACGGCCGGCACCGGCACGATCAAGCAGGGCGAGGTGATCACCATCGCCGGGATCGACAGCGTTCATCCGGAATCGAAGGTCGATACCGGCGTGCTCCAGCAGTTCGTGGTCACCGCGGATTATGCAGGCGGCGCCGGCAACATCACCGTTTCGCCGGTTCCGGTGACGTCGGGGGCGACCCAGAATGTCGTGATCAATTCGGCCGGCGCATCCAAGGCCGTGGTGATCGCCGGTACCGCCTCGACCAATTACGGCCAGTCGATGGTCTATCACAAGGACGCCTTCACCTTCGCCACGGCCGATCTGGTCATGCCGAAGGGCGTCGATTGGGGCGCGCGGGAAGTCTATGACGGCATCTCGCTTCGCATCGTGCGCGATTACGACATCAACAACGATCGCCTGCCGACGCGGTGCGACATCCTTTACGGCTACAAGACGCTCCGGCCGCAGCTCGCCTGCCGCCTGGCCAATCTGGCCGGCTGAGGCACGAGGGGAGGGGCTTTGCGTCCCCTCCCCGCCTTTTTTAGATGGGCTGGGTCAGTTTGAATTTCGTTGAGCCAGAAGCTGCTCGATCCGCTTCAGCGTGTTGGCCGTCATAGCCGTGCTGACTGCTGTCAGGATCGTAGCCATGATCATCAGTCCGGCCACAATTTCTATCAAGAAAAGTGTCTCCGTGCTCATTCCCTCTCCTTCCTCTCCTTAGAGAGCGCAATTCAAGGCAGCGCCAAAGCGGATGGTCGCCACGCCGCACAAACCGCAGATGCCGCTGTCGGGAAAGCCTGGCGCTAGTTCCCCAGCCAGCCGCCGCGACTCGGGCTGTATCCGATGACCCTCGGCATTCCTGCGGGAGCCATTTTTCAACCGCGATGAGGCTGAAGTTGCACTCTCGGCAATCTTGTCATCGTCGAACCACGCGCACCAGACCGACATCTCTTCAGCGATCTCGGCCACATCTACTGCCGTTTCAGCCCATATCCCACAAACAAAAGGAACCGGCATGGCCACGCTCGACCAGCTCTACGCGCGCATCATCCTGGACACCAACCGGGACGATATGGGCTCCGGCGGCGAGCTGGAGCAGGCGAAGATCGATGCCGTCGCCGACGCGATCGAGATGCATGCCGGCGAGCTCTTCTGGTTCAATCGCGCGAGCGGCGCCGTCGCGACCGCCGCGGCCGCCGCCACCATTGCGCTGCCCGCCGGCATGCGGATCGCCGAGGTCGTGACCTGGCTCGGCAAGCCGCTGCGCAAGGTGCCGCTCGAGAAGATCCAGAAAGCCGAGAACAGCACGGCGCCGGTCGTCGGGGCGCCGTGCCTGTGGGCGGAGGACGGAGCCGCGATCCATCTCTGGCCGATGCCGGATGCCGCCTATCCGCTCGCCGTCTACGGCATTGCCGAGCTCGGCGTGCCGGCGAGCGAGAATGGGTGGACGGTGGAGGGCTTCCGGCTGATCCTCGCCGAGGCCAGGAAGATCCTGTGCCGCGGGCCGCTGCGCGATCCGGACGGGCTGGCGCTCGCCGCGGACGAGGCGCGCGAGGCGCTGGCCAAGCTGCGGCGCGAGACCCGCCGGCGCGGCGCCGCGCCGCCCGCCGCCGAGCTTCCGGCGTCCGGCCGCTTCGACATCCTCGCCGGCTGATCGGGATGCGCAACTTCTTCGAGCCGACCGCTTCGCCCTCCTGGCTGCGGCAGGTGCTGACCTCGATCCGCGCCGCCTTGGGCGACATCTGGCCGGCGCCGCTGCGGCTCAAGGATTATGCCACCGCCGAGCTGCCGGCCGCCGCCGATTTCGCGCAGGGGCTGGTCTGGGACGGCACGCTTTCCCGGGTCTCGGTTTCGGACGGCGCGGTCTGGATCGGCCTGCAGCCCTGGGATTCGACGCTGGCCGCGCTGGCCGGGCTGGACGCGGCCGCCGGGATCCTGGTGGAGACGGCGGCCGACACCTTCGCCAGGCGCAGCCTCGCGGCGCCGGCGGCCGGCCTCACCATCGCCAATCCCGCCGGGACCGCCGGCAACCCGACCTTCGCGCTGGCCAACGACCTCGCGGCGCTGGAGGGCCTTGCCGCGACCGGCTTCGCGGCGAGGATCGCGGCCGATGCCTGGGCGCAGCGATCGCTGACCGCGCCGGCCGCGGGCCTCGCCATCTCGAACAATGACGGCGTCGGCGGCAACCCAGCCTTCGCGCTCGCCAACGATCTGGCGGCGCTGGAGGGGCTGGCGGGCGCAGGCCTTGCGGCGCGGACGGGAACGGACGCCTGGGCGGTGCGGACACTCACCGCCCCGGCGGCCGGCATCACCGTCTCGAACGGCAGCGGGGCCGCCGGCAATCCGACGCTGGCGCTGGCCAACGATCTCGCCGCGCTCGAGGCGCTGAGCGGGACCAGCACGATCTACTATCGCTCGGGCGCCGATACATGGTCCGCGGTGACGATCGGCGGCAATCTCGGCTTTGCCGCCGGCATTCTGGGATCCTCGCTCGGCACCGCGGCGACCAGGGACACCGGCACGTCCGGAACGAAGGTCCCGCTGCTCGATGGCGCCAACACATTCTCGGCGGATCAGTCCTTCTCGGCCGGAATCAGGCAGAGCGGCGCGACGACCGTCGCCCTCGAGAACAGCTTCGCCGCGCTTCCCGCCGGCCGTGCCGGCCCCGGCCTGGAGATGGGGATCAGCGGCAGCGTGGCGGTCATCCAGGCGTATAACCGGACGGCCAGCGCCTATATCGGCCAGAACTTCACCGCCGCCAGCTTCCTGTTCCGGCCGAACGCCACCGACATATTGTCGGTCACCACTGGCGGCATCAGCGTGACCGGCACCCTCAACGCGACCGGCAATGCCACGCTCGGCGACGCCGCCGCGGACAGCCACGTCCTGAAGGGATCGACCAAGATCGGGGGCGGGGAAGGGGCCGGCTCGCTGACCATCGACCGGATCGGCAGCCTGGTCGGCCGCTTCCGCCTGTTCGTCGGGGACGGCACCGCCTTCACCGTCGACGAGCCTTATTATGCCGCCGTCAACGCCTCGCATCGCTGGCTTGCCGGCGCGGCGGGCGCGACGCAGGTCGGCGTTCTCGACACGAACGGCTTCGCGCCGCTCTCGACCACGACGGCATCGGCGGCCAATGTCTTCCAGTCGGGCAGCGGCACCGTGCTGCTGCGCTCGACCTCGTCGAAAAGGTATAAACGGGCGATACGCGACCTGGCCGGCGCCGACGCGGATCGGGTGCTTGCGCTGCGCCCGGTGGCTTATCGCTCAAAGGCGAAGGCCGACGATCCCGGGCGGGTGCGCTGGGGCTTCATCGCCGAGGAGGCGCACGAAATCCTGCCGGAGCTGGTCAATTACGACGATGCCGGCCGGCCCGACGGCTTCCAATATGAGCGGGTCGTCGTCGGCCTGCTCGGCGTCGTGAAGCGGTTGGAGGCGCGGATTCGGGAGCTGGAGACGGCGCGGCGGAGCTGATCAAACCGGCCCGGGAGCTCGTCCCGGCGTCCGCGAGGCCACCGATCTCGCCTGTTCGAGCCGGGCCGCGACGTCGTTGGTGTAAACATGCTCGACGACATGGCCGATATGCTGCGAAAGATCCTGATCGATGTGGATCGGGATCCCGGCAGCGCGAATGCGGCGGCAAAGGTGCATGTCCTCGCCGGGCCATTTGTCCTGCGAGGGATCGGCGGCGAACAATGGCGTGCCGAGCTCCTGCAAGACCGAAGTGCGGATCATGGTGAAGCCCAGGCCGATGAAGTCGACGGGGACGAGGCCGGTCGCGCCCAGGGGGGAGTAAACCGGTTTTCCGTTCGCGCCTGCGGTGGGGCAGGGCGGCGTGGAGCGGGTCGGGTAGTTGGCCGCGACCATCGGCAATTCGTGCGCGGCCAAAGCGATCAGTGCGCCATCGGGAAATTTCATGTCGGCATCGATCCAGAGGCAATAATCGGCGCCCCATTCGATCGCGGTCCTGGCGAGGAAATTCCGGTTCTGGATCAGGTGCCCCTCGGCGAGCCGGTAAAGGATTTCGATGTCCGGCCGATCCCGCGCGGTTCGCAGCAGCATGTTTCCGAGGCTCTGGGTGTAGAGCGCGCGGGGCGAACCGTGGACCGGGGTCAGGACTGCGATTTTCATCGGGATTTCATAGCACGGAAGGGGCGGCGGACGACATGAGGCTGCGCAGCCCTCGACGGTATTGCGATCGTCAGCTCCCTATCACGGCCTTAGGGCGGCGGGGCGCTTCGCCGAAATGGGCGGCGACGGCGTTGGTGTAGATATGCTCGCTGACATGACCGATATGCTGCGAAACGTCGTGGTCGACGAAGATCGGGATGCCGAGGCCGCGTACCCGCCGGAAGAAATCGATATCCTCGCCAGGCCAGCCCTTGGCCGCCGGGTTTGCCCTGAAACAGGGCTCGCCCACATCGGCGAATATCCCGGTTTCGATCAGAACGAAACCCATACCCATGGTATCGGCTTCCTCCACCCCGGTTCTCCCGGGGGCCGTGTAGATGGGTTGAGCTGCGCGCTCGGCGGTCGGGAGCGGCGGGTGTCCGCGGGTTGGGTAATTCGCGCCGACGATCTTGAGCTCCCGCGCGATCAGGCCGAGCAGAGATTCTTTGGCAAAGGTCATGTCCGCGTCGATGCAAAGACTGAAATCGGCGCCCCACTCCGCGCGCGCCTGCTGCAGATGGGGCACGGCGACCCAGAGCCTTCCGGCCCGTTTTCAGACCTCATACCAGAGGGCCGACCCGGAATGATGGCAGATTCCGCGCCGTCACCGCTGCAAGCGCAGCCAGCACCCGACGAGCAGGGCGGACTCGAGCCCCGCGCCACCGCCGCCGGCTACGCGCAGGGCAGCCTTCGAAATCTACCGCAGCGTCTCGACCCGGGACTGGCGCCTCAGAAAGCAGACGGCCTTCAGAAATCCACTCAGCAAAAAGGGGGCGCCCGAAACCCCGGCCCGGTCCGCATGTTTACCTATGGACTCCCATCTTTCCCCACCGATGACCAGGCAAGGAGAACTAGTCCTCCACGCGATCCTGCAGGCCAACAGAGCCGCGGAGTTGCTCGCGCGGCAGCGGCCACGAATCCCCGAGTCCCTCCCCCCGCGCCTTGGCGTCCAGGCGGACGGATGCCGCCGGCGGAGGTGGAACGGCACGCCGACCTTGGCATGCGCATGTACCAGCTCCATCGCGCACGCGGGATGACGCCGCAGCAAGCCGCCGCCTGGGCCGCAAATGCGGCAGCCGAGAGCCATGGCGACTATCGCCGGCCCCAGGACGGCGGCGGTCCCGCATACGGCCTCTACATGTGGGAACCGCCGCGCCAACGCGCATTCCAAGCGCAATTCGGTCATCCAATCCAACAATCTACGGAAGAGGAACAGCTCGCTTTTCGGGATTGGGAACTCAGTCATACCCTTGCCAGCGCTGCGAGAAGAATCCCTCGAGCATCGTCAGCAGGCGACATCGCCGCTGCCATCACGAGCCGATACGAGCATCCTGCGGATTGGAGACATGCCGCCTTGGACCGCTCCAATATCGCAGAGGCGATCATGCGGCGAGCCATGATGATGCCCGACGGTGCAAATTCCAATCCAGGCCCCGGAAGGGCGGGGCAGCAGCGCCAAGGTATTTGGGGCCGAAGGAGTGGTCCGATCCGCGATTGAAGGATTATCATGACTTTGATCAGGGTTTGGAGGCGGGAAAGAGGCAGTCGCCGGTTCGGACAATGCGTAATTTAGCTGGCGCGGCCGTCGAAAGTCATTTAAGCTGTTCCCTGTACGTTCCAGGGCGTGCTTAAGAATCCAACTGCCTGAACCTTGGCAAAGGGAGGTGTCGATGGAGATCAGATGGGTGCTAGCTCTCGCAGCGTTCGTTGGATCAAGCGGCGAATGCTATTCGGGCCATGGCGGCTTAGTCTCGGCATATGCGGTTCACGCGTCATCGGGGGTCGGGCCGAGAACCGGTCATTCGCGATCGCCATCGGATGAAGAACTAATTCTGCAAGCTTATCCGTGGAGTCTTTATCGAAGGTATCCTACGGCAATCCGGTCTTTGCTCCGGAGAGCGGACCTGGAGCACGCGCGTTGCAACACCAACCCAGCCATTTCTCGCGCGTGCAACAGGATGGATCGGATCGAGCGCCAGTTGGAACGGCGCGGCTGGTGCTGGGGATCCGTCGATCCCATGGCGTCCGAAGCAGAAAAGCATTGGCTCAGATGTTCCCGCCTTCCCCACTACAGCCGGCGATAACCGGGCTCGCGCCCGCAAGGACGGCTTCGTGATTTCGGTGACAGTTTACTTTAATTCCCATTCGACCATGATCCGTCTACTGCCACAGCTCGGCAGACCTTCGCCGGTCTAATTCAAAGCGCTGCACCCTCGAAGAAATTACTTTTTCAGGGAGAATCCAGAAAAACTTTGGGCTCCGCCGTCGCGGGGGCGGTGAGGACGCTAAAGGTAGCATTGGTTGCACAATCCGCTATAATGTTCCCCATGCGTTCCCGAATCGCATCATTTCTGACTCTCTTGGCCTGTGCCGGTCTCGTTCCGGCGCTGGAGTCTTGCGGCAGTGAGGTCGTCAAAGGGGCCGACGGTGATCATCGGTCGCGGGTGACGTCCAATACTGCCGCTACTCCGTTCGCCACGGCAAAGGCGGCGGCCGCCGTTCCGCGCGCGGCCCCCGTTACGGACGCATTGCATTTCGATCTGTACTGCCAAGTTCACGGGCGGATTATCGCGGAGGGTGATCCCGAGGCAGTTCACGGAACCTATCCGGCAAACGTCCCCGCTTGGGATGATCATCCCCACTTCACGCTCGATCTCCACGCAATGCTGGTTTGTGAGTGGGGCGGGTGCGAGGGCTATGGACCTAGCCAAATTGCCAGCGCGACGGCAGACCGGATAACGCTGGACAACAGGCCCGGACTGAAGATCTTCATTCGCCGCCGGGATTGGCATTACGAACAAAGGCAGGAGGACATGGGTCGTATCGCCGTGACCAGAGGCCAATGCAGAAGGGCGGATTTTTCGGGGTTTCCTGAGGTCCCTCAACCAGCGGCACCGACGCATTGAGGTGTTCTGATGTCGCATCTCCGGGTTTCCTGCCCCCGGCCGCGCCTTATCCAAATCCGCCTCCAGCTTCGAAATCCACGCCCCACCGGCCCAAGCTCCTCACGGCGCGCTATTTCGTCAATCCGGCAAACGGCCCGCTCGCAGTCCAGGCGGTCCGCGAGCATATGGACCCGGCCATCACCCTCGCCGGACACTACTCGCAGGCGGTCGTGGGTTGCGGGACCGAATGCTGGCGGTCCTGGGTCGTCGATCGCCGCACCGGCGCCATCATCGACGTTCCCCTCAGCGATGGCGAGGCCGAACTCATTGCGGACGTGCGAGGCCGCAGGGACAGCGATGTTGTCGAAGTGATCTACGTCCCGAGGGACGAGGCGACCGGCTGGTGCAGGGCCCGAAACTTCCGACTCCGAGGGACCAGGTTTACGGCGTTGGGAGGTTACTTTCCGGGCTCGTTGTCCTTATTGATTCTCACCGGTCCCGGCTCGTCCCGGCACGGTTTCTTGTCGACCCGGCAAACAGGCCCATCCAACCTGGCCCCGCCACTATAACGAATTGACGCGTAAAGATAAAACTGCAAGGTTGCAGAACCGGGCCGGTCGCGCCGGCCACAGGAACATAGCAAGCGGCTGGATCGAATGCCGCACGCGGGGCGTAGATGGCCGTCATCATGTTCGAGGATCTGGTGGTGCCCGAAGGCGCCAGCCGGACCTTCGCCCAGAATACGGACAACGAGATCGCCGCCGCCCTGCAGATGGGCGATTACGGCCTCGTCGGCGAAATCTATTACGAGCCGTCGATCGTCAATCATGGGGAGATCCATCTCTCCGATCCGGATCATCTGAATTCGGGTACGCTCTTCTATTTCACGTCGAGCCTGAACTGGAATTACGGCGTCGTCGAAAATTACGGGCTGATCAGCGCCGTCTTGCCGGACGCCCTGACGGTGACGGCGCTCGCCGCGCCGGACGGGAGCCCGAACATCTTCAACGCGGGCACGATCGAAGCGCAGGCCAGGTGGTGGGTCCACGATTATTCGACTTCGGACGGCAAGGCGGTCGTGACCAACACCAAAAGCGGGATGATCACCGCCTTGGCCGCGGAGACGGCGACGGGATTGTTCTTCATGAACGGCGGCACCGTCGTCAACGACGGCCAGATCCTCGTCCATGCGACCGGAGGCAATGGGGCCGGGCTGCAATCGGCCGAGGGCATTGCGTTCGGAAGCGGCGGCGGCTCCTTCTTCGCGACGTCGGTTTCGAACAGCGGCCTGATCGACGTCCGGGACGAGGACCCGGCCAATCTTTATGCGGTCGCGATCTGGTACTACGGCAACGGCATCGGCACCGTCACCAACTCGGGGACGATCCGCGGCAGCGACTATGCCATCCGGGAGCAATCCGAAGATAGTTACGGCTATCCGTCCGGGATCACGCTGGAGAATAGCGGCCTGATCGAAGGCCGCGTGGCCCTCGACGCCGGCGACGACGTGATCGACAATCGCGGGCGCATCGTCGGCGACGTCAGCCTCGGCCGCGGAGACGACATTTTCTACTCGCCGGCGGGCCAGCTTCAGGGCAGCGTCTCGGGCGGCGACGGCTCGGACGTTCTGTTCGGATCGGCCGGCGCCGACAGGCTGAACGGCGACGGCGGCGCCGATCTCATTCGCGGCGGCGGCGGGGCCGACCGTCTGGACGGCGGCGCCGGCGCCGACATCTTCGTCTATGACCGAATCGACGATTCGACCGCCGCCGCGTTCGACACGATCGCCGGCTTCGCGAGCGGCGTGGACCGCATCGATCTCAGCGCGCTTTCGGTGCAGTCGGTTTCGATCCAGGCCGGCACGGATTTCACCACGCTCAGCGCCGTCACGCCCGGGGGGAGCTTGGTCGTCCACGTCGAAGGCACGCTGACCCAGGCCGACCTCATTCTCTCGTCCGCCTCATTGCTCACCGGCACTGCGAATGCGGATATGCTCCACGCCGGGATCGGCGGATCGACGCTCTCCGGCGGCGAGGGCGTCGATATGCTGATCGGCGATGTCGGCAACGACCGTCTCGACGGCGGCGGCGCCACCGATGTGATGTGGGGCGGCCCGGGCGACGACACCTACGCGGTCGATACGCCCTACGATACGATCTTGGAGCTCGATGGGCAGGGCCACGACACGGTCGAGGTCCGGTTTACCGGTCGATATGACCTTCCCCGCAACGTCGAGGACGTCGTCGTCGCCTTTTCCGACTCGCCCGATGGCCAAAGGGTTGCGGTGCACGGCAATGATCTGGGCAATCGGATGACCAGCAACGGGGCGCCCGACAGCCTCTTCGGCGGGGGCGGCAACGACACTTTGATCGGCAACGGCGGCATCGACACGCTCGAAGGCGACACCGGCCAGGATCGTCTCACCGGCGGCAGCGGCGGCGACATCTTCGTCTTCACCAGCCTCGCCGACAGCTCTTTGGAATCCCATCGCTCCGACGGCGCCAAGTCCCAGCCGGACGTCATCCTCGATTTCCAGCCGGGCCAGGACACGATCGACCTCTCGGCGATCGACGCGGTCGCCGGCACCGCGGCCAATGACGCCTTCACCTACATCGGCGGCGCGGCGTTCGGCCATCATGCAGGCGAGCTTCGCGCCGAGAGCCGGGACGGCTGGTTCCACATCTATGCCGATGTCAACGGCGACGGCATCGCCGACATGCACATCGTCGTCGCTGCGCCAACGATCCAGGCCAGCGACTTCGTCCTCTGA